AGGGCAAAGCCCCAGCAGAGTTATGGTTCGGCATAGTTACCGCAGTGATGCGCAGACACTATGTCTTTCTCTAAGCCAAATAGAAGCACTTAACCGTCAATTACAGTAGGGTTTACCCTACGTCCTGATCTTTCAGGGTAAGTGTTGATTGTTTCTTCCCCAACTTAGGGATCAAATAACTCTTGGTAGAGTTTCTGACACCTCCCACCTTTACAGGTGAGGAGCGAAAGTAAAATCTAGGAAAACCTAGGAAGGAGACTATATGAAACATTCATTGACTTCTCAATTAAGTAAAGTCTTAAGCCGCATATGCGACTTTGGACTCTTCATTGCGAAAACTGATTTAACCATACTACCACAAATAATTTTAGAATTTTATGATAAACTTGAGCAAAATTGCGGGTCAAGATTCGCAATCAATGAGCTAAAGGCTATCTACAACGAAGTCTCACGCTATGCGTTAGACGGAACTATAGAAAAGCCATTAACTCAAAAGATTTGGAAACGTAACAAGCAAGGGTTTATTCGTCGCTTATCTCCAATCCAGAAACTAATGGATGGTAGCACTGTTGACCAGAAACGAATGATATTAACTGCATTGAGAAGTTATGAATCTCTTCAAGTAGTTCCTATCCTAGATCTGACTACGATTACTACGCCAAGTGAGGGAGAAACAAACTACGCAATCTTCCGAGAGGATTTCGTAAAGTTTTTAGAAAATTCGGTATTCACGCAAACGATGAAACAGGATTTTATTAGTTCGATGAAGCATCAAGTAGAAGCCAATGGTAACGACTTCCATTATACTACGAAGATGGGTATCAAAGGGAGCACAATTGGTAATGCAGGAATCCAATCATTAGCCATCATAGGGGAATTTAAAGATACTTTAATAAACTTCGCTTCTATCTTTTCAGATAAATTTGAAGAAGTATTACAGTACAATAGATTTCTTTATGGAACTAAAAGAGAAGACCTTGACGGTACCAAATATGATCCAAATGATATCCTCTTCAAGTATCATGTAAAAGTTGTTGCCATCCCTGATAAAGGGACCAAAACACGCATAATTGCCATTGGTAACTACTGGTTACAACAAGCTTTAAAACCGTTGCATAGGATACTTTATGAAGTTCTTCGTCATGTACCTACAGATGGGACACATAATCAGAACAGCCAATTTAGTAGAGTCCAAGAAGCATCTAAATATGGACCTGTTTGGTCTTTTGACCTTACAGCAGCCACAGATAGATTCCCGAGGGGTCCACAAATTGATGTCTTAAAATATATGTACCAGAAAGTTGGGACACTATGGGAAGAGTTACTTAATCAAGTAAAATGTGTGGCAGGAAACAAAGAAGTTGTATACCAAGTAGGACAACCAATGGGGTTATACACATCTTGGGCAACTTTTACTTTAACGCATCACCTACTAATACAATACTGTTCATCGAAAGCAGGAAATACCGGTTTCTTCGAACAATACGCAATCATCGGAGATGACGTATCTATTTGGGATAGAGCAGTAGCAGAGTTATACGTACATTATATCCAACAACTTGGAGTACAAATTAACTGGGCAAAATCTTTCGTACCAAAGTCCTTAAAAGGGCCTTGTAACGTAGAATTTGCAAAGAGAATTTGCCAAGCTGGTGTGGAATATAGTGGCGTATCGCCAGGCATCATTATGGAAAATTATTCAATCTGGGAAATCCCAGAATTATTTAACTTCCTAGCCGAACACAACTTTGTTGTTGCTTTATCCTCCCTGACTGAAGCGGACATTTTAAGATACCTTAAGATCAAAACTGATCCTAAGAGTCTTAAAATGACGGGGTGGGTTCTCTACATTAACTATTTGTTAGGTGGCCCATTACTGGACGTAACCAAATCAAAGATAGAAGAATACCAAACGGTTCTTTCAATAGACAAGCTATTTAAAATTAGGTTCGATAAGCTAGTAGAGAGCCAAAGAAATTTGCTTAATTCCAAATATGGAATTAACTCAAAATCTTTAGGTGTGGTCGCTAGCCACTTTGGAAAGAAACCGTCGTCTAAACTCATATTGTTAAAAGTTTATTTCGGGTTAATAGCAGATCAGATGGTAATGTCAGAACGTATACGCGATCAATTTGACTTAAAAATTAAATTGATAAACGGTAAGTACGACATTG